CCGACCAGATTGTCACGGCGATCGAGGGCGGGTCCGGCTACTGGGCCACCAGCTTCAGGCCGGTCAACCCGAATGACATCAAGACCGATGTCCAGCCCTGGTACGACGACGAGAAGATTTGGGCCGGTGACTTCAACATCAAGGTGCGCGATGGCGAGGGCGGCGAGACCTTCTACTTCACACCAGATGGTTTGAAGAAAGGCCTTCAGTGGCTCGCCGACAATCACCTCTGGCGCATTGAAGAGATCGTCAAGGAGACCGGCGACGCCGAGACAGCCGACGTCTTCCTGCAGGCCTGTCTCTTCCAGGACATCGTCTATGGATAGGGCATTGGATCACCGTCACGGCCTGCCCGAGGCCAGCGGTTTCAAGCTCGGTCAGCGTGTCACAATGCTCGATGCCTGCGTCGGTGCAGACCACGACGACATCGAGCACACCATCCTTCCAGGTGCTGACGGACTCATCGAGTGCATCGAGCACCTGGCCCCGCCGCAGGGCCTCACCTTCACGGTTTGGATTCCCATCAACGAGCTGGAGGGCCGCGGCATCGTCAACGTGTTCGACGAGGACGACGGTCCTATCACGAACTTTTTAAAAGCGAAGGAGTCCACATGAAGCCGAAGTCGAAGCCCATGCCCACGCTCTACGTCGTGTGGGCACTCTGCAGTCCGGGCCCGAAATGGCAGATGGTCTCCGAGCCAAAGCCGCGGTCGGAGCTGGTTCTTATCGTGCGAGATCAGTGGAAGCAAAAGCGACTGGCGCGCATCAGGCCTGCGCCTGCACGCAATCAGGAGGCGTTGCGGGAAAGCAAATGAGTGTCTATTTGTTGCGCTTCGATCCGAGCTATCAGCACGCGGGCCATTCCATCGGTTTCTGCGAGGATGAGACCACAGATCGCAGATTCGGGGGCATCTCGAACCTTTGTACGTAAAGTGAACCGGGCTCGCCGGCAGGAACCATGTTGCTGTCGGCAGCCTTAAACCGCAACCGGCCTATGCGCAAATGCAGCACCTTACCAGAGGCAGTGATGGCGATGGCGCTCAGTCGAAATCCATCAAAGAAATTCCTAAAAGGCGAGGAGGTAAAGGCCTTCCGCATTTCCAGAAATCTTACCCAACCCGAGCTTGCAGGATGGCTTGGACTGACGCCGCAGGCGATCGCGAAGTACGAGATCCGAGGCGTCACCAAGGCAATCGCTCTGGCACTTTCCGCCATCGATCGCGGGCTGCAACCCTTTAAACCAACAAAGGCCGACCTCAACTCGATCGCAACAAGCGAGCGCATGAGGACGCTGCGCACCAGGGAACACTGATGAAAGCAAATGCTAGTGCCGTGGCGCCATCGAAGATGGTCGTCCGTCCTATCAACCCGAAGTTCAAGGATCGATTACCTGGCATCATGGTGGAGATCATCGACGCGCTTGTCGTGATCGAGCCGGCTGTCAGTCGGATGACCGTGCAGCTTCGGGAGTTTCTCGATTATCTGGACTTCGAGATCCAGAAGACAGCGCTGGAGATCCAGCGGCTTCGATGGGAGCCGCAGGTTGACCTCGTTGCTGTCCGGGAAGCTGAAGACTGGCTCAAGCAACTGGCGAAGCTTGAGGAGGACTTCAATGTGGATGTGATGACGTCTCCGCCCGAGACGATTCGGGCGATGCTCGATCGCGTCAACAAAATGTTTGGATTGGAATGAGGGCCGCCGACCGGCGACCCTCTGTCAGATACGGCAGGTCATCGCGACGATCGCGATATCCTTGATGTCATCGAAGGGCATGGCCTCATCTTCCTTCTCCGGTATCGACTTCGACAGCTTGAGGCCGTTCTCCGTGATGTCCAACAGAAGCCGAACCCGGGTCTTCTCGTTCTTGTCGGTGATCACGACGAGGTCACCGGGCACCGGATCACGCTGCTTGGTGGCATACATCAGCTGACCTGTCTTAACCCAAGCGCCAAGAGAGCTGTCCGGCATGTGGAACGCGAACGCCGTCTCATCCCCTTCGAGCTGGGGCGGAGCAGGCACGTACCCCTCACGCCGTGGGCTCGCCGCCGACTGCAACGCCTGAGGCAGCGACGAGACATGACGCAGCTCGACCGTCGCCTGACGTGCGGTGCGGACGTTGACCCGCCGGATGTTGTCCGGCTCGATTTCCGTAGGAGCGTCGGCCCGAGCTTCACCCTCGGCGCCGAGAGCTTCCATCACCTTCTTCGGGATCGGGTATCCTGATCCGACCGCGATCTTCTGGAGCGTCGACACCGTAGGGACAAAACGGTGCTTTGGATTGTTGAGAAGGCGCAAGATCGTTGACGGCGCGATATCCGAGTGCCGGGCCAGATCCGTTCCTGTCCACTTCTTTCGATCAAGAATGTGATCGATCCACTCGATCACAATCTCCTTCGGGGTCTGTGCTTTTTTCATTTGTGCCAATGCCATTTGCGATCCTCCAATATCATGGTTTTCGCATAACAAATAATTAGTGAGGCCCGGATGTGGCCTGTGTACAATTGTGAACCGTTAGGGACTTCTGAAATCTGGTAGCGTTTGCAGTCATCGTTTTCCGTGTCCATCCATTTGCTTGGATGCTAACAACGGCAAATACGATAGGTTTCGCGCGATTGCAAATGTTTTTTTGTTCCCCGTCCGTTCTGCAAACGGGAAGAAAATCAAACAAAATCAATGGTTTATGGAACGGTGCAGGCCGGAGTTTTCAACCGGAGTTTGCCTTGGACATCTTCCAGAGTGCAAGCAATTGCTTGAACTCGGGGGTCCGAATGCCAGCGTGGGGGACAGCGCAGGCGTCGGCCACATGCTCGTTGTCGATGTGCAAGTCCCCTGCCCGGTTCACGATCTTGCCGGTCTTGTTCTTCGTATCGGCCTCGTAGCGCTGCCAGGGAGCCTCAGGAAAGCGCTCCGCGGCCCAGGCGATGATCTCTGGCTTCTCGGCCGTCTTGCTGCCCACGGAGCCCAGCTTCGTTTCCAGGGGCATGACCTGGATGAGCGGGATCTTCACCGAGGCGAGGATACCAACAGCAGCGCCAAAAGCGAACGCAGCCCTCGCGCGCCGAGACCCTGAAGGGATCTCGCCGAACGCAACGGTACAGCCTTCCAGCTCCTCGTGGAGCGCATCGTGCAGCTCGGTCGCCCGACGCAGGTCGTCGGAGTTCTGGCGCACGACTTTGCCCTTCCCCGCCCGCTTGTCGGTCCAGATGGTCCGGAATCGGTCGAAGGAAAACTCAAGGGTACCCAGGTCCAACCAAAGTCTGCTGATGCCAAAGGCGGCGAAAGCCGGATCGAGGCCGGCTACGAGGATTCGGTCCATGAGTTCCCTAGTGTGACTCGAAAGACGCAATAACCACATCTCGTGGCTTGCATTTTCATTTGCATTCGTGCAAGTACACCAACCCGCAAGAGGCGTCAAGCCCGCGGACCAGATCAACGGAACGACATGAGCATCAGAGCAATCAACTGGGCCAAGCACCTTGGCGACTGCAAAGAGCTGACGTCGACCATGCGCCACATCCTGTTGGTGCTGGCCGACTTCGCCAGCGACGAGGACACCGCTTTCCCGCGCCAGACCATCATCGCCAAGATCACTGGCCTGAGCCGACCCACGGTCAACATCAACCTCGGCTACCTCCAGGACATCGGGCTGATCATCGCGACCGGCCGTAAGCACGCCAATGGCGGCACGCGATCATCCGAGTACCTGCTGCTGATCGACGACAATCCGGCCGTCGACCAGACCCTCTTCTACAAAGATCCGGACGCCTGTCCGCCCTTCGTACCCCGTGTTCGTTTTACGAACGCCCCCCGTGTTCGCGACGATGACACCGGGTGTTCGTCTGACGAACAGGGGGGTGTTAGCGAGCCTAACAGGGGGTGTTCGTCTGACGAACAGGGGGGTGTTAGCGAGCCTGACACCTTGAACCACCACTTAGAACCACCACCAGAACCGCAAGCTAGAACCGCTGCGCCGAAGAAGCGCAGGACCTCGACTTGGCCTGATGATTATCATGAGCAGTTCTGGAGCGAGTGGCCGAAGAAGGTGGCGAAGGCCATCGCCATGACGAAGCTCAACCGGGTCTTCAGGGAGGACAAGGTCGAGTTCACGACCATCATGGATGGTGTCCGCCGATACGTCGCCAGCTGCGAAGAACTCGAGTTCATGATGGCGCCGGACAAGTTCATCCACGGCCAGCGCTGGGACGACCAGTTCGACAACAAGAAGTCGAAGAAGGGTCCGCCCAGCAAGCGGATGGCGATCTGATGGCCGGCGTCGATGTCGGCAAGGTCCTCGCGGAGGAAGGGATCAAGCTTCGATCCCTGAAATTCGGAAACCAGTACTCGACCTGTCCGCAGTGCTCGCACAAGCGGAAGGGCGCTCACAAAAAAATCCGCTGCCTGTCGGTGAAGATCGACGACAGCGGCGTCGTGTGGAACTGCAAAAACTGTCAATGGGTAGGTTCAGAGAATGCTAAACGAGAAGCACGCCAGGGGGATCGAGGACCGCGGCCTGAGCGTGGAAATGTCGGCGGCTATGGGGCACTACAGCGGGCGTCTCTCGCGAGATTCGCAGGACCGCGTAATCGTTGAGCCCGACGAGCACGGCAACGTTCTCTGCTTCCCGTATTACGAACACGGTATCGAGGTAAACACCAAGTACCGCTGGTCGAAGGACGGCGAGCGCCGGTTCATGCAGCGCCGCGACGCTGTGAAGACCGTCTACAACGCTGACGTCCTGTTCGACCCCGCGCTGATGGAGATGCTCAGCACCGGCCAGGAGTCGCTGATCTGGACCGAGGGTGAGTTCGACACTCAGGCCGGCAAGGAGTCCGGCTACGAGACGATCATCTCGGTGCCCGATGGTGCGCCGCCGGCTCGCGATGCCAAGGGCAAGCTGATACCGGTGCCGGATGATGCTCGGGATATCGATCCCGACGACGACGATAAGTTCTCGTTCATGGCTCGCCTCTACGGCCAGCTGATGGAGGTCAAGTACCACATCATCTGCACCGATGCGGACGAGCCAGGTCAGCGCCTGGCCAAGGAACTGGTTAGACGTCTCGGCGCGCCGAAGTGCTTCTGGGTCGAGTACCCGAAGGACGAGGTCGTCCCCGACAAGAAGAACAAGGGGGCCTTCAGAGCCCCAAAGGATCTGAACGAGGTCAAGAAATATCTCGGCGTCGAGCGCGTCCGGGAGATGATCGACAACGCCAAGCCGTGGCCCGTCAACGGTCTGTTCCGCCTCTCCGACTATCCGGAAATGGAGATGCCGGAGATGGCCGAGATTGGTCTGTCGGAAGAGCTTGATCTTCTGATGAAGTTCTACGGCGGCCAGTTCGTCGTCGCTACCGGCGTCCCCAACGTCGGTAAGTCGACGCTGATCAACCAGGCCTCCGTGCTGCTCGCGAAGAAGCACAAGTGGCCGGTTGCCATTTTTTCGGGCGAGAAGGACGTCAAGCCGTTCCTGGCGCACGAGCTGATGACGGCCTTCCTGGAGAAGCCGCGCAAGGACTGGACGTTCGAAGAGAAGAAGAGAGCCGAGGCCTTCGTCGAGAGGTATTATCGGTTCATCGACTACGACGAGACCAAGGACTTCGACATCGACGTCGACTTCCTGCTGGAGTGCGCAGCTGCCGCGGTGTTCCGCGACGGCGTCCGCATGCTGATCATCGACCCCTGGAACGAGCTTGAGCACAACCGACCCATGAACATCTCGCTGACCGAATACGTCGGCAAGATGATCAAGAAGATGAAACGGTTCGCGAAACAATTCGGAGTGTGTGTGGTGGTAGTTGCGCATCCGACCAAGATCACGGGCGACACCGAGCCCGGCCTCTATTCGATCTCAGACTCGGCTCACTGGGCTAACAAGCCGGACCTGGGCATCATCGTGCTCGGCGGCGACGAGGAGAACCCCAACGCCCGTACGATCAACATCGCGAAGGTCCGCCTGAAGCGCATCGCCGGCAATACCGGTCGAACCCTTCTGGCCTTCGACGAGAACACCGGCCTGTTCGTCAAGCCAGTTTTTTAAGAATTTGCTTGCATGAATGCAAACCGTCTGATAATGCAAACCTCGAAAAGGAGAGACCACCAATGGCTAACAGTTTGAACCGAGCGACCCTGATCGGTCGCCTGGGCAAGGATCCCGAAGTCAAGAACATGACGAACGGCGGCTCCGTCGCGAACCTGAGCGTCGCCACCAGCGAGAGCTGGAAGGACAAGCGCTCCGGCGAGTGGAAGGAAAAGACCGAGTGGCACCGCGTCACCGTCTGGGCCGAGAAGACGATCGAGTACGCCGAGAAGAACCTCAAGAAGGGCGACCTGGTCCGCGTCGAGGGCAAGATCGAGACCCGCAAGTGGCAGGATCAGCAGGGCGTCGAGAAGTACTCGACCGAGATCGTCATCCCGCAGTTCGCACTCGTCGAGCAGCTGATGAAGCTGGGTTCGGCCAACGACAACAGCAACGGCGGTGGCCGTGGCGATGATGACCGCGGCTCCAGCCGTGGCCGTGGTCGCGACGATGACCGTGGTGGCGATGATCGCGGCTCCAGCAGCCGTGGCAGCTCCAGCCGTGGCCGTGACGACGACCGTGGCGGCGATGATCGCGGTTCGACCCGCGGCGGTCGCGGCGGCAGCGAGCGTGACGATGGTCGCGATGACCGCAGCCGTGGCGGCGGTAGCCGCGGTGGCAGCGGCGGTGGTCGCAACAACGACATGGATGACGACATCCCCTTTTGACAAGGGCGATGACGTCCTGACCAAGCTTCGCACTGGTCAGTTTATCTGAGCTTCCCCGTTGAGCGGGGAAATCGAGGGGCGCCCCATTCTGGTTGCGCGTGCTGGGGCGCCCCTTTTCACATCAAATCATTTGCACGAGTGCAAACGGAGCAAGAATGACACCCAACGTTTCCTTGGACGATCGCGCGATCGGCGAGGCCCTGGCGAAGTCCGGGATGCCGATTGATCTGATCGCCCTCCTGACCGTGCTCGGCGCTATCGGCGAGCAGCCGGAACTGTGCGACTGCCCGCCCGGCATCTGCCTCGGCGATCAGGACGACTTCCTCAAGGCGCTCGACGACTACGACCGGCTCGAAGCGAGCGTGAACGCTGCCTTCGACCTGGATCTCGCTCGTGACAGCGGCGACGAGACCGACGTGAACGACGAAGAGGATGACGAGGACGAGTTCGAGATCGTGTTCGAGCCGGACTTCGACTTCGACCCGATCGACATGGCCTCCGAGGATAAGGTCGAGGCTGTCGCTCAGCTCGGCCGCATCATCGAAGGCTTGACGACGGTTGTCGAGCTGCATGCCACCCTTCTGAAGAAGCTGGTGGCGTGATGGCAAGAACCGTCCTGGAAGTCGGACAGGGCGCACTCTCCGAGTACTACGACTGGATCAAGGACGCCGCTCACGGCGACGTCCTGGTCTACTGGCAGGGCGACCTCCAGTACGACCGCCAAGTCAACGTGCCGGCTGATGACGTCCTCCAGTCTGCTCTGCGCACCCGCATCCAAGCGCTCAACTTCGTTGCCGATCGCATCCATGCGGACTCGAAGCAAGGTCTGCTTCACCTGACGCAAGCGCGCATCGGAACGAACCTCTTCGAATATCGCGCAACCCGTCGCCGTGTCCTCGGCGGCCAACCCACGGCCTCGGAAATCAGGAATGACAACCTCGTCCCTGCATGAGGATCGCACACAGGCTCTCGGCTGGCTCGCACATGGTGGCGAGCTGGCCGTCGAGCTGAAGGGTGATCATGCCCGCCACTCCGACGTCATCTGGCAACTTCTTGTCGAGGCCGTAGAGGTCATCGACAAGACGCCGGACAACGAGAGGCGCTGGCTCACGTCCGGCAACCGGTCCGGTGGCTGGAACATGGTCGGCATGTCGCGTGCCGAGCTGATCGAGATCGAGAAGATCAGATTGCTGTCCGCGATGAAGCCCTTCGACGGGAGCACCAAGTATGCGCCGCAACGAAACGACGCCGATCGAGCCCTTGGTGTCCTGGCATGGCTTCGTTGGTGCAATTCTGCGCGCCTACCGGAGCGACTTACGAAGGCAGCTGTGGCGCTGGCTCGCGGCGGAGATCAGGAAGTCGTGCATCGGCTCTATTGCCCGACCCGAAAGCCCAACCGCCAGAACTTCCACGAAATCAAAACCCGGACGGTCGGTTTCATCCTGACCGGCCTGAAGAACGATCTCGGCATCGCGCCGGGAGACGGAATCACCTTCAAAGAGGTCCACGAACATGTCTGATCTGCCGATTCCCCAGAGAATTAACGTCGAGCAAGTCGTCGAGCATTCCTTCAAGGACATGCACCAGAAGGGCTTTCACTATCTCTGTCTCCAGCGCTCAGAGACCGAGACGGTCAAGCTGTACTTCTTCGACGGCGACGTGAACAAGCTGCCGGAGGTCATCGCCCCGCACGATCACCGCTACGACTTCGAGACCTACGTGGCGGCCGGCGCAGTCGAGAACGTCTGGTTCCGCCGGACCATGAACGACGAGCTGGGCAAGATCTACAACTGGTTCGAGTACCGCACGCCCATGAACGGCGGCGACGGCTTCACCTTCGCGGGTGAGGAGATGCTCTACGAGGCGAACCGCAGCCGGTTCACCAACGGCGAGTCCTACTACATGCAGGCCGACGACCTGCACACCATCCGCATCGCCGGCAACGAGACCGTCCTGATGCTCCTGCAGTTCGAGGACATCTATCCGATCGGGAAGCCGACCTCGACATTCTTCAAGGACGCGGCGCCTTCCCTGGATGGCCTCTACACCAAGTTCACTGAGGACGAGGTGATAGCCCTGCTCAACCGGTTCGAGCAGCGCACGGGCATCACGCTCGGCGGCATCCGTGACGCAGCGTAGTCCCGAGGGAGCCAACGCTCACCTGAACCTGCACGCGGCTTTCCATGTGCAGTTCTCAACGCTGGAGCGGTTCAAGGCAGCGATCCTTAACGCTGCCTCGCCTCACGAGATCGAGCTGGCCCGGTCCGCCTATCACGCGGCAGGCGAGGCTGTGCTCGACCGGACGCAGGAACAGCTCAACGTCCAGATACGGGAAGACGGGATCGACCCGTTCACCAGGAGACCGCTACGCCCATGAGAGAGATCATCCTCGACACGGAAACGACCGGGCTCGATCGGAAAACCGATCGGATCTGCGAGATCGGCTGCGTCGAGGTGATCGACATGATCCCGACCGGGCGCACCTATCACACCTACTGCAACCCGCTGCACCCTGTTCACAGGGAAGCCTACAAGGTCCACGGCCTGAGCGACGTCTTCCTCCGCACGAAGCCGACGTTCAAGAGGATCCACAACCGGTTCCTGAGCTTCATCGAAGGGGCCAGGCTGGTGATCCACAATGCCCCCTTCGACATGGGGATGATCAATGAGGAGCTGGACAGGCTCAACATTGCCCCGCTCGAAAACGAGGTCGTCGACACGCTGGAGATGGCAAAGGCCGTCCATCCTCGACGCCGGCACACGCTCGATGCGCTTTGCTCGCTCTACAACATCGACACCTCCAAAAGGTCGGAGGTTCACGGCGCCCTCATCGACTCCGAGCTTCTGGCTCAGGTCTACGTCGAGCTGCAGGGCGGCCGGCAATTCGGAATGCAGATGGACCTCCTCAAGCAGGAGGAGGAGTTCGCGGCACCAAAAACTCTTCAACGGCCAACACCGCTGAAGAGTCGGCTTACCAACGAAGAAATCGCTGCGCACAGGGCTTTCGTCGAGACACTCGGCGATAAGGCCATCTGGCGCGAGTACGTTTAACCACTTGTTTGAATGCAAAGGATAGCGAAAATGCGCAGGCGTACTGGAAACATCGGCATGAGTGCTGAGGCTCGTGCAGCTCGCATGAAGTCGATCGGCGGCTCTGATGCCAAGATCATCATGTCGGGAGACCAGGACGCGATCGAGCGCCTCTGGTTGGAGAAGCGCGGCGAGATCGTCCCGGAGAACCTCGACGAAGTCATCCTGATCAACCTCGGCAACCTGACCGAGCCGTTGAACGCCGACCTGTTCGAAGACGAGATGGATCTGCTGGTCACCGACGAGCAGAAGAAGGTCCACTACTACGCCTGGGACAAGGCTCACACCACGCTGGATGGCTTGGTGCGCCGATCTGAGGACTCTGACCCGATCGCCATCGTCGAGTTCAAGTTCATGTTCCCCTTCGGCTTCAACAAGCAGGAGGCGTACGAGAAGTACTTCCCGCAGGTTCAGCACAACATGATGGTGACTGATCTGTCGAAGGGCTACTTGTCGATCCTGACCGGTGCAGCCCAGCACGTCATCATCGATGTCGAGGCTGACCTGTTCTACCAGATCGCCCTGCTCGAAGCCGAGAAGGACTTCTGGGACTGCGTCGAGACCGGCCGCACGCCAGGCGCTCCGAAGATCGAGATCCCGATCGCCGAGCGGATCAAGATCCACGACATGAGCACCAATAACGAATGGTGCGACCTGGCATTCACGCTGCTCAGCACCAAGCCGGCAGTCGAAAAGCACGACAAGGCGAAGAAGGCGATCAAGAAGCTCTTCCCGGCCGATGCCAAGTCGGCGACCGGCAAGGGCGTCTCCATCAACCTGTCGAAGGACGGCAAGCAGCTGATCAAGTTCGACGAGGAAGCCATCAAGGAGGCCGTCGCCGAAGCTGCCAACCGTCCGGAGGCGCCGCCCGAGGAACCGGCAAACGAACCGGCAAAGAAGACCCGGGCGCCGCGCAGGAAACCCGCCAATTCCAACGAGAAACCCGCTGCTGAAGAAGCGGCATAAACGGAGCAAAAAATGTCCGAGCAGAAAGACCACCTCAGGATCTGGAACGCTGTCGAGGCGACCGATCCCAAGCACACCAAGCAGTTCAACCGCGGCGGCGGCTTCAAGGGCACGGCGACCAACGCCACGTACCTGTTCAAGAAGGCCACCAAGACGTTCGGCCCGCTCGGCATTGGCTGGGGCTGGAACGTGATCGACGAGAAGTACCAGCCGGGTCAGGACAAGGACGTTATCCACGTCGTCCGGATCAAGCTCTGGTACATGCTCGACGGTCAGAAGGGTGAGATCGAGCACTTCGGTCAGACCCAGTTCGTCGGCAAGAACAAGAACGGCTACTTCACCGACGAGGAGGCGCCGAAGAAGTCGCTGACGGACGCTATCTCGAAGAGCCTGTCCGGCCTGGGCTTCGCCGCCGACATCCACCTCGGCATGTACGACGACAACCGCTACGTCAACGACATGAAGCGCGAGTTCCGTGACGGTGACGAGTTCGACGCCCCGGCCAGCAACGACAATCGCCGTGACGATCGCGATGATCGCCGCGACGACCGTCGTGATGATCGCCGTGACGAAGGTCGCAACGAAGGCAACGGCGGCGGTGGCAACACCCGGATCGAGGACATGATTGTCAAGCTCGAAACGGACATCCGCAACTGCAAGTCGATCAAGGACCTCACGGACTTCATGAACGGCGCGGACATGAAGGATGCGATGAAGGAGATGTCGAAGCAGGAAATCGACGACCTCCGAGCGTTCGCAGCTGAGCGGCTGAAGGATCTGGGATGGAAGAAGCCGGCCAAGGAGGCCGCGAATGGCTGACACGAGGTTCGATCCCGAGGCGGTGGAGCTGGCGAAGAAGCTCCATCGCAACTTCCTGAAGGCCAACCAGAACACGACGTTCAAGAGTGACTGGATGGAGTTCTATGAGCAGGCCGCCAGATTCCTCGGCAAGTGGCATGAGCCGAGCTGAGGCCTACTGCGAGATGGCGCTCTTTGCGATCAAGTTTTCGCAGAGCGCCAACAGCCTTCGTGCCTGGTGGGCGGCAGAGTCCGCCCACCGGGAGAAGTACGAGCTGTCCCAGAAGCAGATCGACGGACTGGCTGATGCCTGCCGCGATCATATCCGGGACCTGGGTGAAATCGCCAAGGAACGCCCTCCGGAGCCGGTGAAGCGAAAGCCGAAGCCGAAGCGCGGACCCCTGATCTGAGGCCTCATGAGCAAGAGCAACAAGTCTAAGGACAACTGGATCCTCGTCAGAATGGACGAGGACGGCTACCTGGGTCCGCACGCACAGTACGACGCGGAGATGCTGGCGCGCTTTCCGAAGAACGTCCCGCTTCGGATCCAGCTCGCCCAACCGCGCAGCGGCCCGCGACATCGTCTTTACCGCGTGTCCCTGCGGATCATCGTCAACAACACGGACAAGTTCACGACCGACGACGCGCTCCATAAGACGTTGCTGCTGGCCTGCAACGTGACGGAGCCGATCCTAACCACAGAGGGCGAGTTCATCTACGTCCCATCCTCCACCGCCTTCAATGCGATGCCGGAAGAGGAGTTCAAGGATTACTTCGACCGGGCGATGGAAATCGTCGCGTCGGTCATCATCCCCGGGCTCGATCTAGACGAGCTGCTGAAGGAAGCCCGGGCCCAGTCCAACTACAAAGACGCCGCCAACGACAACGACGAGCGGCAGAACCGAGAGGTAGCGTGATGGTATTGGCCACCCTTCTGAAGCTTTCGAACCTGATGCGTGGTCTCGGGAAGAAAGAAAAGCCGCAGCAAGAGCCGTGGTTCGGCTCCTACCTCGACGAGGACGGCGTCGTCGCCGACGTTCTCAAGCGTATCCAGTCCGACGAGGTGGCAGTCAAGCGCTGGCTCGATCCCTGGAGCTGGCGCTTCCCGGTCCTGGACCGGCAGATTCCGTTCGCACCGAAGGTCGAGACGCCAGAACACGCCGGTTGCCTGCTGTTCGCTCCGATGTCGATCCGGAACTACTACGGCATGTGGCATGCGAACAATCCGTACACCGAGGCAGAGGACGCCGAGACCACGGACGGCTTCATCACCGATCCGCGCCATCCGGACAACTTCTCCGGCCGCGTCATCGATCGCGTCAAGGCTGAACTGCGAGCCTCACTGAGGGCGGCGGCGTGAAGTTCTACCGGCCGATCATCTGCACGCCGACAGGGCGCTGGGGTGGCAGCTTCTGCTGCATCGCCCCGTCCCTCAAGGCCGCCTTCAAGATGCTGGAGAGGCGCATCGCTGACGGCAAGATCCAGTGGAGACCGCTGTGAAACCCGACGATCTCGCCAAGCAGTGCGTCGACAACATCAACTTCTACACCACCAACAAGATGCCCGCTGAGGAGGCGGGCGTCCTGCTCACCACACCGAAGGGATGGAAGGCTCCCCCGCGGTTTCCGCGTGGCAGGCTCAACCTCGTCAGGCCAGACGGCACCAGGGTCTGGCACTTCAAGGCCATGAACGTCCTTGCCTGGCTGATCGGCAACAACCTCACCACCATCAAGATCGAGATGAAGGCACTGAAATGACCATCGAGCTGAAACTGGATGCCAACGGCATCGACAAGCTATTCGCCGATGCGGACGCCAAGCTGCGGCTGCAGAACGCAGTCATCGCTGAGATCTGCAAGCGCATGTTCACCAACTGGATCGACAAGGACGTGGTCAAGCTGGTCGACGCAGCGTTCAGCTCCGGCTCCGAAACATTGGCGAAGACGCTGTTCGAGAACGAGAACATGAAGGCTCAGTTCGAGAAGATGTTCAACGACGGCCTCGCCCAGATCAAGAAGGACGCCTGGAGCAGCAACACCAGCGTCAAACTGAAGCCCGAGGCGAAGGCAGCTCTCGACAAGGCTCTGAAGGAGCAGGTCGAAGCCCTGATGAAGGAATATGCCGTGACCGGAGAGCAGCTGATTACCGCCGCTGCTCAGGCTGCCTTCGAGCGCGTCCAGGAGAAAGCCATGGCCAACATCGACGCCCAGATCAACCGCAAGGTCAGTTCGATCACCATGAACGAGATCGATCGCAAGGTCACGGCTGCGATGGACATCGTGCTCAAGGTCGCCAAGTCATGAACCCCAAACACCTCCCCACCACGCCGCAGGGCATGGTCGACCGCCTCGGCGAGGAGGCCGGAGAGGTCGTCGAGGTCATTGGCAGAGTCCTGCGCGCCAAAGGCAAGATCGACCGGTTCGGCTTCCTGAGTGCTCACCCAGGAGGCGGCCCGAACAACGCTGCCCTGCTCCTGTCGGAGATGGCTGACCTGCGCCATGCCGTCTCTGTGGTAGAGAACACGATCACAGAAATGGCAAGGATCAAGGTCGGCAATACCGAGTTGGTCTGGACCACGGACCTCGTGCCGGCCAAGGAGCTGCGCGAGCTGTACGAGGAAGACGACATGACCGACGAGGATTTCCTGGCAGCCAACAAGGTCATCGCCGTGTGCGATGGCCAGTGGCACCGCGAAGGCCTGGAGTATCGGTTCTACCTCGATCCGGAGAGACGCGATGGCTGAGACCGGTCTTGACGACTGGGCGAGCTGGCGATGCGGCAAGAACCCGTTCGTCTACTGTCCGCCCGAAGGCTGCCCGAAGAGCTACGGCTGCGCTCGCGAGCAAGGCTGGAAGCCGGGTGATCCGACACCTGACGGTTGCCTTGGGAGAGTGCCTCTCCCTCTGCCTGAGCCTTAAACATTTGCTTGACCGTTTGCTCAAATGCAAATAAGAAAGCCGCATGCAAACGGTCCTCGATCTCGCCCCACCTCCAGGCTTCCGGAAGGCCATCCCGGTCACCGTAAAGCTGGAGGTGGTGATCAGACAGCACAGCCTGTGCGCCACATGCGGCGAGCGGTTGGGCAAGCTCGACGACACTCAATTCGATCACGTCCCCGCCATTCAGTTGCGCTGCTGGGACGCTGAGGCCAAGGACGTAACTCCGCGATCGAACGATCCCGAGTTCATCCAGGCAAAGCACACCGACTGCCACGCCAAGAAGACGTTCGGCTCCCGTCAGGAGCTGACCCGTGGCGACGTGCAGGAAATCGCCCGCACGAAGCGGCTCGCGAGAGAAACCGAAGATTTCAGACGCCGAATGTTGGCAAAAGGTGACCCCGAAGCGGAGGCGCCTGTGCAGCCTCGGCGCAAGAAGGCATGGCCGAAGAGGCCGTTCCAGAAGCGGGGGAAAGATGGAAAGCCACGTTCGCGAAGTGAAGAAGGTCGCGGAGGAACTGAAGGAGAGCGGTGAGATCGAGGCCTTCACGTTCGGCCGCGACAGGAAGCATCACCGCATTGAGTTTCTCGTGAAGGGTAAGTGGATGTCGGTGCCAGTCGCCGTCTCTCCTCGAACCCCCTACTCGTCGAATTACGCACGACAACAGATCAGACGTCGCATCAGAGCCATGCCGTGACGTTTGTTTGAATGCAAAAAGGAGAAGACAAGACATGGAAGTCAGAAGCACAGAGGACGGCCTTCTGCGGGCGTTCGGATTGCTCTTGCAGCAGCAGTCATCGCGCCAGTTCGCGAGGAAGCACATCTACCAGGAGATCGGCAACAACGTTCACGCAACGCGACCGCTCACCAAGGCGGAGAACGAGGCAGTTGCCGGCCTTCTCACCAAGTTGAAGGCCCTCGATCCGAGTGACGAGGCCAACAAAGAGCAGGCCCAGGCGCTGCTGAAGCAGCTGAGCGTGCTGCCTGTGAAGTTCGTTCCCGTGAAGCACGAACAGCGCATCGATCGCTCGAAGACCTATCCCTATCGCTCGGCGAAGCGAGGCGGATGATGCAGCTCCGCGGCACGCTGAAGAAGGCCCAGCGCGTTTCCATCCCGTCCGGCGGCTTCTCGCTGCGCGGCACGATCTGGGATGACGCCAAGCGCCAGTATAGCGACGGCTGGTTCATCTACACCGCGAAGGTGGTGGAGGAGATCGAGCCGGACGTCTTCCGGACCGCGACCGGCAACATCTACCGCATCAATAGCTGGGCGCCGCCGTCGAAGCCGACGTCCGAGTACGACCCGATCCCGCCGGATTGGCCCTACTGCGTTTTCCTCCCGAAAGACGAGTGACTGATGAGAATTGAACGACGATACACCAAGGCAGGCGTCTCGCCCTACGCCATGATGGGCTGGCGCAATGCAACCAGCGAGATCAAGAACACGGACGGCTCGGTCGTCTTCCGTCTGGAAGGCATCGAAGTCCCCGAGGCCTGGTCGCAGGTTGCAGTCGACGTGCTGGCGCAGAAGTATTTCCGCAAGGCCGGCGTGCCGAAGAACCTGATGAAGGCTGACGAGGAAGGCGTCCCGGCGTGGCTGCAGCGCAGCTTCGGCGCACCCTACCCGACAGCTGAGGCTGATCAGCATCTGACCAGCGAGACCTCGGCCAAGCAGGTGTTCGACCGCCTCGCCGGTTGCTGGACCTATTGGGGCTGGAAGAACGGCTACTTCAAGCCGGGCTCCATGAGCCAGTACATCACCCTCGTCGACCTCAACGAGGATGCCGAGTCGAACGCCCTCGCCTTCTTCGACGAGCTGCGCTTCATGCTCGCCACCCAGATGTTTGCGCCCAACTCGCCGCAGTGGTTCAACACCGGCCTGCACTGGGCGTATGGCATCGATGGCCCGGCTCAGGGCCACTTCTACGTCAGTGACACCGACGAAGCCCTGTTGCCGCAGGTCATGGCATCGACCTCGGCTTACGAGCGTCCGCAGCCGCACGCTTGCTTCATTCAGTCGGTCGGCGACAATCTGATCCAGGACGGCGGCATCATGGACCTCTGGCTCCGTGAAGCTCGCCTGTTCAAGTACGGCTCAGGCACCGGCACCAATTTCTCGAGCCTGCGTGGCAAGGGAGAGAAGCTGTCGGGCGGCGGCACGTCGTCGGGCATGATGTCGTTCCTCAAGATCGGTGACCGGGCAGCCGGCGCGATCAAGTCGGGCGGTACGACGCGGCGCGCGGCCAAGATGGTCGTCGTCGATGTCGATCACCCCGATGTCGAGGAATACGTCGGCTGGAAGGTCGATGAGGAGAAGAAGGTCGCTGCCTTGGTGGCTGGATCCAAGGCCACGAGGCGCGCCCTGAAGGAGGTCTATCTCGCCAAGACCGATCCGAAATCAGAAGGGCATCTGAAGCAGGCTGTCCGGTCGGCCAAGGCCGCCTTCGTCCCGGAGTCCTACATCAAGCGCGTGATCGATCTGGCGGACCAGGGTGAAGAGTTCAGCTTCCCCGAGTTCGACGTCGACTGGCAGTCGCAGGCCTACGAGACAGTGTCCGGGCAAAACTCGAACAACACGGTGTCCGTGACCGACGACTTCCTCCAGGCTGTTCAGCTCGGCATGGACTGGGACCTGAAGGCTCGCTCGGACGGCAAGGTCATGAAGACCATCAAGGCCCGCGACCTCTGGGATCAGATCTGTCGTGCTGCCTGGGAGTCGGCTGACCCCGGTCTGCACTTCAACACGACCATGAACGACTGGCACACCTGCCCGGCCGGCGGCAACATCCGCGCGTCCAATCCGTGCTCGGAGTACATGTTCCTGGACGACACGGCGTGCAATCTGGCTTCGGCCAACCTGATGAAGTTCACGACTCGACACGGCAACGGTCCGCTCGTGTTCGACGAAGGCAGCTTCATCCACGCCTGTCGCCTGATCCAGATCGTGCTCGACATCTCGATCACGATGGCTCAGTTCCCGTCGAAGCAGATCGCTCTGCTCTCGTATCAGTATCGCACCACGGGTCTCGGCTTTGCCAACCTGGGCGGCATGCTGATGTCGGCTGGCATCGCCTATGACTCTGACGAGGCTCGCGCCTTCGCCGGAGCAATCTCGGCGATCATGACTGGCGTGGCCTATCGCACCTCCGCCGAGATGGCGCGGGAGCTTGGCTCGTTCCCGGAGTACGAGACGAACGCTGCATCGATGATGCGTGTGATGCACAACCATCACGCCGCAGCAGAAGAGAGCGGATCTGTCTCCTATGCCGATCTCTCGATCCGTCCGGAAGGATTGGATTGGGACCACGAGTATCAGGAAGGTCTGGCCTCGAAGGCTGCGGAGATTTGGGCCGATGTTATGGACCTCGGTGTCCAGTTCGGCTTCCGGAACGCCCAGACCACGGTTATCGCCCCGACAGGGACGATCGGCCTGGTGATGGACTGCGACACCACCGGCATCGAGCCGGACTTCGCGCTGGTGAAGTTCAAGAAGCTGGCCGGCGGCGGCTACTTCAAGATCATCAACCAGTCGGTTCCGGCAGCGCTTCGCTCGCTCGGGTACACGGCGGCTGACATCGACGCCATCACGACGTACGCGACCGGAACCGGTCGTCTGCCGGTCCACTTCGAGACGGTTGCCCGCGGTGCTGGGATCGACATCTCTGAGTCGGCTGTACGCTCGACCTTCACCATCCGCTTCTTGGCGGATTGGAACGCGCTCGGCTTTACGGACGCGGAGATCGAGAAGGCAGACACCGAAGTCTGCGGAACCATGACTCTGGAGGGTGCTCCGGGTCTGGATGAGGCAGACTATCCGATCTTCGACTGCGCCAACAAGTGCGGCAAGATCGGCACGCGATCGATCCACTGGAAGGGTCACATCAAGATGATGGCTGCGGTTCAGCCCTTCATCTCGGGTGCAATCTCCAAGACGATCAACATGCCGAACGACGCCACCGTGGAGGACATCAGCAAGGCCTACATGATGTCGTGGAAGCTGGGGCTGAAGGCCAACGCGATCTATCGCGACGGCTCGAAGCTATCCCAGCCGCTCAACTCCGCTCTGATCGACGATCAGGACGAGGTTGACGGCACGTCCATCGTCGAGGTCAAGCAGGACGTCGTCAGGGTCGTCGAGAAGCTGGTGCGCAGGCGCGAGCGGATGCCGGACAAGCGCGTAGGCTATACGCAGAAGTCCATCGTGGCAGGTCACAAGGTCTACCTCCGCACCGGGCAGTACCCGGATGGTCGGCTTGGCGAGATCTTTGTCGACATGCACAAGGAGGGCGCCGCCTTCCGGTCCATGATGAACGCCTACGCGATCGCGGTCAGCATCGGCCTCCAGTATGGCGTGCCGGTCGAGGAGTATGTCGACGCCTTCACGTTCTTCAAGTTCGAGCCGGCTGGCTTCGTCCAGTCGCACGATCGAATCAAGAGCGCGACGTCGATCATCGACTGGATCTGGCGCGACATCGGCATCAACTACCTCGGCCGCGAGGATCTGGCTCACGTCACCCCTGACGAGAGCGAGAGCACCTCGGTCGGCCCGGGCGGTGTCGAGGCTCCCGTGGTGAACATCGACAATCAGATCACGATCAACGTGGCTGATGCGTCTGATGCTGCCTTGGCGAAGATCGCCTCTCAGGTCAAGTCGGCGCTGCCCAGCCAGCAAGCTGTTGCAAAGCAGTCCGGCTACACCGGAGATCAGTGCAGTGGCTGCGGCAACTTCATGATGGTGCGGAACGGCACCTGCTTGAAGTGCGAGGCGTGCGGCGAGACGACCGGCTGCAGCTGATGCACCTGTTCGTCGCCAAGAGGCACAAGCGCCTCTGGATCATCGACAAGGAAACGGATCAGGCGGTCTACACGCCGCCTGATTTCGTTCTCCTTCCGTCGAGAGTCCCTCTTCACTCTCTGGCGTTCGACCTCATGAGGCTCGGGCGTCGCGACATCAACCGGATCGCAGCATTCGAATGGGAGTTCAGCAAGCGCAATGTTCTCCGAACTCGAAATTGTGGAGCGGTGCCTGTTACTGTTCAAAAAGTCCGGGCGATGGACGCAGAAGACCTGCGCACGGGATGGGCTTGGTAAGCCAGTCCCTGTTTTCAGCCAGGAGGCTCGCTCCTTCGACATTGAAGGCGCAATCCGACGAGCGGCTGGCGCTGAAGATCGAGGCGCGTACGCGCGCTTCGTCCCATTGATCAAGGGTCAGCTGGGCAAACACCCGTTCGACTGGAACGACCAGACTGGCCGCAAGCAGCAAGACGTGGTCCGAATGTTCGAGGACCTGGCTGACGAGTTCCGATTTAAGGAGGCATCATGACTGTAGCGAACGACAATTTTTCACAGGCGGACGTGGAGGAGTTGAAGAGATCGATCGACTCCCTGGTCCGCATCACCCACAAGATGGCCGCCCATTGGTGGATCGACCCGGTCACCGGAGAAGATCTGCGCAAGAACCCGCTGATGGTTCCGGTCAAGCTGGCTCTCGTCCACGGCGAAGTGTCGGAAGCACTCGAAGCGCATCGCATCGACGCGATGGACGACAAACTCCCCCAATTCCCGGGCATTTGCGTCGAGCTGGTCGACGTGCTGTTCCGTGTCGGCGATCTGGCCGGCGCCATGGGATACGACCTGGGCGCGCCAGCTGTGGCGAAGGCCCTAGTCAACGCAACCCGTCCCGACCACAAGCTCGAAAACAGGGCCAAGGCAGGCGGAAAAAAGTACTGAGACAGCAAGTTTCCGCTTGCTTTTTCGTGCGCTTGAATGCAAATAGCACTGCAAAAGGAGAACTACTTTGGACGCTAACGAAGCTGAGAAGCAAATCCTCGACCTGATCGCCGCCGAGCTGGGCCTTCAGAACCAGATGTGGGGCGACGCCAACGAGCGGGCCGACATCTCGAAGGGCCAACTGTTCGGTGCAGGCCTTGCCATGTTCACCGCCATGAAGGGCCGCCGCGAGCGCAACGTCGATGCCTTCTATGCGATCCCGGAGACCTACCCCAAGGACTGGAGCGGCTTCCGAGACTACGGCACGGACATCCCCTGCGGCGTCGTCGGCATCTGCTTCATGATCCAGGAAGCCAAGCGCCTCCTGATGGAAGGCGTTGACCCGACCCGTCTCGCTCGCCGTCCCGACCAGAAGTACAACCCGGCAACGGGCCTGCCGAACCAGGTCGAGGCTAACGTTCCGACCACAGCGGCACCCGAAGCCACGACTGCTCCGGAAGCTGAAGTCGAGGACGCTCCGGCGCCTGAGGCTGAGCCCGAGGCATAAGCCATGGTCGGTGTCTTCCTCGCCAATCACGTCCTCGACGGCCTGGGCATCTACGTGATCGCCACCTCCGTCTGGAAAGCTGCCCGCGGCTACCCCATCAGCCGCTGGTTTTTTTAGTCCCCTCGCGTTTGTTTGAATGCAACTGGTCCCCGCAAATGCGGGGGCCACTCAAAGGAGAACTACATGAAGAAGCTCTTTCTGATCGCTGCGCTCGCCCTGAGCGCGATGACCGCAACCGCCCACGCAGCCGACAAGTTTCGTCTCTGCACCGGCAATGCCGAGCTGAACTACGCCAAGGCCGGCCACTACCTGAAGCAGCGCGCTCAGAACGTGGACGTCGTCTACACCAAGGGCTCGATCGACAACCTCGACAAGATCGTGGCCGGCGAGTGCGACGGCGGCTTCGTCCAGTCCGACGCCCTGATGGTCTATTCGCAGCGCAACGCGAAGGCAATCTCGACGCTGGAGCGTGCCGGCGTCCTGTACCAGGAGCAGGTCCACATGATCTGCAACCGCAAGTACGACCTCGGTCGCATGGTGAACCTCAAGGGCGACATGACGGTCGCTGTCGGCCAGGACGGCTCCGGCGGAAACACGACGTGGCAGGGTTTCGTCATGGCTGACAAGGCTCGCTACGGCAAGGTCAGCACGTCGCCGCTCTCGGGTGACCGCATGCTCTCGGCAGTCGCGGATGGCTCTCTGGTCCAGTGCGGCCTGATCGTGACCGCTCTCAACGCTCCGTTCATCAAGAACGAAGTGCAGAAGGCCGGCGACGCTGTGATCCTGGTCGGCACCGACGACCGCGACATGACCAAAACCGCGGTCGATGCCCGCAAGCAGCCCGTCTACACCTACGGTGAGATCCCCGCGGACACCTATCCGCGCATTCAGCCGTCCGGCACGGTCTATGGCACCAAGTCTGTCGGCACGGTGCAGGTCGACGCAGTGTTCGTTGCCAACACCGATTGGATCGGCGCTCACGAGGACGACTACAACAAGATCCTCCGCGGCTTCAACGCTGCGAAGCCCGACATCCAGAAGCTCGCCAAGCCGCAATAACGGCAATGGCTACGGCGGTCGCCCTTCGGGGCGGCCGTCATTTTTCTGTTTGGAAATTTTTGGAGTGCCTACAATGTCTGACAAACAGAACACTGATCAGGAGCTGCTTTCATTCGTCCGCGAGGCGAGAAAGTTTCTCAAGTTCGTCGCCGACCCCGAATGGGCTGGATCAGCAGAGCTGACCGACGACGAGCAGATCGAAGAGATGAAGACCCATCTCGCCAAGACCCGCGAACTGATCGTGCTGCCGGAAAAGACCGTGATGCATTCGGTGCGCAATACCCAGACCGGGTTAGTACTGGCGCTGACCGGCATCACCCCTGACGCGGCCGAGCGTGCCCGTTTCCTGACAGGATTGATGCAGGCGCTACCTCGCCTGCTTGAGGCGATCGAGGATTCGTTCGTCGATGCCGCTTTCGCGAACGAGCGCATCAAGGAGCTGATCACGTCCAACAACGAGAAGCTGTTTGAGAACAGGGCACAGCGGGAACAAATCCGCCAGCTCCAGGCTCAGGTTGAGCTGCTCCTGAAGTCGATCCCGCTCAAGTCGGAGGCCTGACATGGACGATGAATTGTTCACGGCGCTTGTCGCGATCGGGGTCGCCGCGGTCTTGCTGGTTGCCATTGGGGTTTC